TGAAATTGAACCGGAAGGTAAGTTAAAATCTGCAGAAGATTTAGCTAATGAATGGGGTGATGATTCAGTTGATGAAGAAAATCCTACTTTAAATATTTATGCTGGTACAGGAGAAAATGTAGAATTAAGTAATTTAGCTAATAGACCATTTACTTTACAAGGTGTTGATTTTGTATTTGAACAGAATCCTGAATTAGCTAATCAAGTATATGAAGCTTTAGGAATTTATAACGTTTGGCACTCATCAGACAAAAAAATAGATAAATTTATATCTGAGAATGTAGATGGGTATTTTGCTAAAATAAAGAAAGGGTCTCCAAAAGCTGTATTTTTTACTGCGAATAAACCCCCACAAGAATCCTTTTTATCTAAAAGAGAATACCAAGAAAAATTTGCTGTTAAGATTGTTAATCCTTTAATAGTTGATACTAAAACAGGATATTCGAGAGATAGCGAAAGTTTTAAGGAATTAGTAAATAGAGCATTAGAAAATAATCACGACGGAGTCATTGTTAAGAATGTATCAGATAACGGTTTTATTGGAGATGTTTATATATCTCTTAATGCTGAACAAATTAGTAAAATAACTCCACAGCAAGAACAACAAGCTAAACAACTTTATTCTCAATATTTAGATACTATATTTCCTGATAGTAAAGTAAAGGATATTGTTTATAGGGGAGATAAGTCTAAAACTATAAATGGTGTAACTCAATTTTTAAAAGGAGAAAGGAAAGATTTATTATTTTTATCTACTAACAAAGAGGTAGCTAAAAATAGATTATATTACAGTGATTTTTCTGAATTTATTTATAAAAAAGATGAATTTGGTAACTTAACAATGACTACTGAATATGAGCCAGACGATTCAAAAGGGTTAGTTAGAGGCCCAAAAAATTTTATAGCGGCTGTTGTTAATATACAAAAACCAGTAATAAAAAATGCAGAAAATCAATCTTATAGAGATTATAAAATAGATGGTAAAAGTGAATACGAAACTATAAAAGATGCAAAAGAAAAGATAAAAAACCAAGAAAATGACTCTTTAATAGTAGAAAATGTTTTAGAAGGAGATGTGGGTAGATTACCAAGTACAAATATTGGACTTAGTAAACCAGAACAAATTCATATATTAGGAAGTAAACAAGACATAGAAGGATTTAGAAATTATGTTAATAATACTTTTAATTCAAGTCAAGAAGTAGAAGAACTATTTGAATCTAATCCTGAATTAGCTGCTTTAGAAAATAAAATTGAAAAACCTAATTATGAAATTACTTCATTTGAAGATTTGTTAAGACAACAGGAAGCAGATACTAATGAAGAATCTAATCCTGATGAAGTATATTCTGTTGGATTAGAAGAATCTACTGGTATTACTCAATCAGAAATTGAGGCTGTTAAAGCTATTCTTCCTAGATTTATATCTTTTGAAGATATAGCTACTATTGCTAATAATTTAAAAGTTAAAGGTATTCTTTATGGTGTATTTAAGAATAAAGTAATCTATTTAAATAAAACTAAAGGTAAACCAGGTACAGCTTACCATGAAGCATTTCATGCTGTATTCAGAACAATGTTAACTGATGCTCAAATTGAGAAATATTATAATGCTGCTTCAGAAGAGTTTAAAAAGTCTGGTAAAAATATGAAACAGGAGATTGAGAAATTAAGATCTACTGTTGCTAACTATACTAATAAATCTAAAGAAGATTTAGAGAATTTAGTATTAGAAGAATTTATGGCTGATAAATTCATGGATTATTCTATGAATAAAAATCAAGAACAAACTGGTAATTTATTAAAACAATTATTCTTTAAAATTAAAAACTTCTTTAAAGAATTATTTAATATTGGAGAAGAGTTAGATATGTTTTATGATAACATATTGAAAGGTAAATTTGCTAATTCTCAAGAAGTAGGAAATACTTATTTTAATATTACAGATTCAGTATTTAAGTTATTACCTAAAAAGAATAATGCTCAAGAGAATGGTTTCTTTAATGCTTCAGAATCTAGAAAAATCATTGGTTATTTTGCAATTAAAATTCATAAAGCTAAACTTTCTGGTCAATTTAAAGAATTAACTGATGAAGAATTATTAGATAAATTTATTGCTGAAAGGATTGAAGATTTAGATACTAAAGGATTAGCTTATGGAAATAGTATTTTTGCTAGTAATCCAGAATATGCTAAAGAGTTAGCTAATAAAACAGCTTCTGAAAAATACTTATATGATAAAAATAGTATTAATAATGCTAAAATTAGACCATATGACGTACTTAAGAGTTCTGTTAATGATAAGCTAGCAATCTTTAAATATAAGACTGCAGAAGAAGCTAATGAAGAAGCTGAAGGTGGTGAAGAAGCTACTCACATGAAAGATACTTTTGGATCTCAAGATTCATTCTTATCTGGAGGGCATGACTCATTATCTCAAACTATTAAAAAATATGTAGCATTTACTACAAGAATTGAAAGAGATGAGATTACTAATGAAGATAGAGAAGTTGGTATTGATGAAGTAGCTTTATATAATGGATTAACTAGTATCTTAGCTGATACTTCTGAAGAAAGAATGATTGCTAAATTATATGATGCTTCAGAAAGTAATTCAAACATTAAAGCTTTCTACGATCAATTAATTACTGATTTAGGTATTACTTTTGATCCTGAAACTAGAACTACATCTTATCCTACTAACCCAGAAGCTAGTAACATTACTAGAGCATTATTAACTAACTTTAAAAACTCTAAAGCTACACAAATTGATGTATTAGTTGGTGAGTCTTGGGTTAAAGATGCTGAAGGTAAAAATACTAAAGTTAAAGCTAATACCTGGGTTAATGCTAATAAAAATGACGCTAAGAAGATTTCATTAGAAAGATGGAAAACTAAAGTAACATATATTAGTAGACAAAAATCTATTAAAGAATTTCAACATAATTTTACAAATGTTGATAAAGTTGTTAATAATTATTATAAAGGTAGAGTATCCTTGGATAAAGCTTCTAATGATATTAAACAATTATTAGATGCTAATGGTATTACTTTAACATCAATCTATATTAAAATATCTTTAGCTAAACAAAAAGCTATTTTAAAACCTGAAGAGATTATAGCTAAAGATAAAAACTTTATTTCTATCTATGATACTACAGAACCAATAGACTTTAAAATGTTTGGGGCCGGTGCATTAAATAATGGATTTAGTATTATTGATGTAATTAATAAAGATCTTAAAGCTTTATTTGATGAAAAAGATGGTGTATTAGGTAGATTAGGAATCTTAGCTGAAAATAATGCTAAGTTTGATGAATCTATTGCTAACTTCTCATTTACTAATGCTGAAGGTAAAAAGGTTTATGAAATTATAAAACCTTCTTATGTATTATCTAGACCTGAGCTTTATAAGAAAGACTCTTATTGGGAGTCTGTTGAAAAAGGTGAAGGATTAACTGAAGTTGAAAAGAAAAATACTCACTTTTTAAAAGATAATTATTTAGTAACTAAACATAAAGATTTACTTAAGAACTTGAAAATCAATATCTTAAGTGGGTTTAGAGATACAACTATTGGAACAAGTGGTAAATCTAAAGATGGAGTTACATTTGGTAGTTTTGATGCTAGAACTTATTTATTATCAGCTATTACTTTATATCACAATAAAGGTAATAAAGAAGTTGGTAAATATATGTTTAGACAAAATGAAGCATCTTCTACAGGATATGTTGCTGAATTACCTAAAATAGATATTAATAGTGTAGCTGGTCAACAACAAATGACTGATTACTTCTTAACACAAGTTACTAAGGAATGGAATAGAATTAAGCGTGAGAAAAAAGCTTTTGATAAGAAACCTGGTGACTTAAAAGGTTACAATACTAATTTTAATGAGGAGGCTCTTTTTAATCCTAAAGAAACAGGTAGAGCATTTGATTTTACAGAATTTCAATATTTAAGAGATACTTTAGGTAAAAATACTGCAGAATCTAATGATCTTTATGAAGCATTGGTTAAATCTGCATTGGATCCAAGTATTAAAGAATTAACATCTGAACAAATTAGTGCTATTAATAAAGGAGTTAGATCTTACTTAACGGCATCATTTGAAGAATTTAAGAAAACAGTTGATAAAAATCAAATAAGATTATTTTTAACTGATGAAATGAAAGGTGAACAATCTTCATTTGATTCTTTATTGTGGGAATTTTATGTGAATGATTATATCATGTCTAATTCATTAAATGAATTAATGGATGGAGATTACGCATTATCTAGAAAAGATAAAGTAGATATTTCTAAACGTAATAAAGGAGCTATGGCTTCTGGACCTGATTTTGGTAGAGGACAACATACTTCTGCAGTAATTAAAGATATTGATTTATTTACAACAGTTAAAACAGTTAATAATAAAATACAAAGAGTTGAAAGTTCTAGTGTTTCAAAAGGATTTAAAAATATTAAATCAGGAGAAATAATTAACAGTATACCTGAAGGTGCTACTAAAGAAGAATATGTTGAAGTAAAATATACATCAATTACTGACCCTAAAACAGAAATTACTACTAATTATGAAGTAAGTAGTTATACGTCAAATGATGCTATGTCTTATGCTTCTCAATTTCATATGATGATGGGAGCATTTAGATTAGGTAGAGTTGATGGAGCTACTAGAAAATCATATAAAGACATTATTCAGTTTACTAGAAGAGATAAAGATGGTAATGTTGTTAGAAATGTTAATATTGGTGATAAATCTCAAAAAGCATTATCTGAAGCATTAGCTTCTTTAAATTCTAAGAAAACTATTGTATTTGATGGTATCAATGGACAATATTTAAAAATGTCTGAGTTAGGATTTATTAGAAGTGCAATATCTTATATTGATGATAAAGATGTAGATAAATTTACAGAGCTTACAGATAAGGTATTTGATTTAATGACTAAAGATGATTATGAATCTAATGAATTTAGAAACACAATCAAAGAATTAACTAAACTATATAAACCTTTAGCGGGAATGGATTATTGGCATAAATTAGCTAATAATATGGATTTACATGGTATAGATCATTTAGCTGTAGAGTCTGCATCTAAAGGAGCAACTAGAAGTCCTCAAGATAGTCAAGCTTCAGATTTAGATTTAAGTAAGTCTAAGTTTAATGTATCTAACTCTAATAAACGTTTACAAGTTGAAACTCCTACTGGTAAAAAAGAAATTGTTACTGGTAGTCAAATCTTAACACTAATTGCTTCTGAATTAAAAGATAATGAAAAAGTTAATGGTGTTACATTAGGACAATTAAGAAAAGAATATAATGAAGCGATTGCCTCTACTAGAAATTCTTCTTTTAAACGTGCAATGAGTGTAATTAAAAAGCTTTCTGATGGCACTATTGATAAATCTGAATTAGACGAAGTTGTTAAAAGGGCTTTAGCTGCAAGTGGTGCTGATGAACAATTATTAGAATTTTTTGATACTCCTTTGAACTATAATATGGTTCAAATGATTGTTAAAGCGGAGCAAGTTATTTTATCTCATTTTAGTAAAGGTGTTTTAAGTCAAAAGGTAAATGGTGATAAAGTATCATTAGTTACTGATGCTGGAATTAATGTTGTTAGAGAAATTAGTACAGGTAGAGTTATTTCACATCATGAAATAGTTAAAAATCCTAGTGTATATTCTGATACAACTAAATATACACAATCTAAATTAAGATATAATGTTGAAGAGGGTGATTTAAAATACAGTGAGTGTATGTTATCTCAAACTGTTTTAACTAGACACGGTTTAAAAATAGGAGATGTTATTACTCCTGAGATGACTGAAGTATTAAAAATGTTAGGTTATCGTATTCCAACAGGTGATAAACAGTCAGCTATGTCTTTAAAGGTTGTAAGTTTATTACCAGATTATTATAATGGAATAGGTATTTTCCCATCTGAGATAGTTCACTTGTCTGGAGCTGATTTTGATATTGACTCAGAGTTTATTCAGATGCCATATTTCTGGTATAAGAAAGATGCTCCTACTGTTCCTATTAAATATGGTTCTGAGAAATCAGTTAAAGATGCTTTTGAAGGATTTAAGTTTTATAATTTAAATTATGATAAAGATTTTAGTAGAGATTATAAAGAATTATTATCTAATAATTATAAATATAGATCTTTAAAGAAAGCTGTTAAACAAGTTCAAGCTGAGATAGATGAAGTTAAAGGTAGAACTAAACAAGATTTAATTTTAGGTAGTCAAGGCTTAAAAGGTGAAATGGAAATTATAGAATACAATGCTTATATGCAAGTTTCTACTAAATATGGATTACCATTTACTGAAAAAGATTTTATAGCTAAAGGTAAAAAACCTAATGCTGTATTAAACAATGAAGCTTTAGATAGAATGATTAGCATGTTAGCTAATAATCATACTGCTGAAATTGCTAATAATACTACGTCAACAGATGCTCTTAAATCATTAGTATCTAAGATGAAGTCTGAAGGATTTATTAAAGAGTCTGAATCTAAAGTTAATCAGAAAAATAAATCAGCTTCTGATATTAATGGTAAATTTGATGCAAATTCTAAAAACTCTGCAGGTAAAAATGGTATTGGTATTGCTGCTAATAAAATTCAACAGTTTGCATTATTAATGTCTAAAGTTGGAGATAAAGTTGTTAAATTTAATGATGACGCTTTTAAATTTGAAATAGCTAATGAGACTGGTGGTAAGTATTCTGCAATAAATAAAGATAATCAACGTATAGCTGATAATTTAAATATTTTATTAAACGTATTTACAGATAATGCTAAAGATCCTATTGCTGGTGAATTAAATATTCAATTTGAATTATTAGGTGGATTTACAGAGCTTATCATGCAAGGTATGAGTTTTGAAAATGCTGTTAAGTTTATTAACTTACCAATCATTCAAGAATACGGTAAAGTTCAAAAAGCTTTAAAATCTAAAGTTAAAACTGAAATTGAAGAATCATTTAATAAAAATAATGCACAAGCTGCAACTATTGTATCTCTTGAGAACGGAGGTACGATAAATACTGAAGCTATTGAATTAGTTAATGAGACTGTTGAGAAAATTAATCCTGAACAAAAAGAAATTACTTTAAAACAAATTGAAAATATTTTGTTAGGTAAAGAATTTACTAAAGAAGAATTAGGTGATGCTAATGATGCTGATACAATGAGTGTTCAATATCAAGCATTAGCTCAATTTATTAAAGTTCAAGAGCAATATAATGTAATGGCTACATTAAATACATTCTTAACTTTAAATCAAGGATTAGATACTTCATTTACAGAATTAAATTTTAAATTACATAAAGCTATTGATACCTGGGGATTAAATGATTTTTTAAACGAATTAGATGATAATTTAAATATTGAAGATCATGGATTATCTGTAGGTGAAGCTCATATTGATATTAAACCTATTTTAAAAGATGATTCTAATACACTAGGTAATATTCAAAGAGCTTTAGAAGTTAGTAAAGAAGTAGGTCAAAAAATATTTATTGAGCAAACTGAATTATTTAATAAAGAGTTTAATAAATTATTAGATAATTTACAGGATAAATTTAGTAATGTTGCTGATAATGTAAGTGATGTAAGTAGAGAATTCTTAGGTTATGTTTCAGTTAAAGCTTATTTAGATGAATTAGAATCACTTAAAAATGAAGTTAGTACTAAAGAAGTTAATAAACAAGCTATTCAAAAGAGATTAGACTCTTTAAACTTAGGATTAATATTTAATGATTTAGCGGGTAGTAATGGTAATTTAGTTAGTCAGTTAGAATTATTAAAATCTAATCCTGCAACTAAAGATAATTATATTATTAAGTATTTTACAGTTAAAGAGAATATTATAGATACTAAATCTTTTGTTAAAGAAAGTAATGAAACTATTTCTTTATTGATAGATTCTGTTAAATCATTATGGACAGATAGTCAAACTAAATTAAATGAAACAGGATTAACACCTAGAGATTTTGTTAATAATATGCTAAGTTATTTAATGGTTAAAGATAATATGCAGTTTAAAAATAATAGTGTTGCTAAATATTTACCTGTTGGAATGTTTGGTAAATATTCTGAAACATTAGATAATTTAGTTAAAGGATTAGTTACTAAAAATACTTCTATGAATTTTGCAGAAGTAGGATATAACTTTAGAAAAATGTATGTTACTGATGTAAACACTTCTTATGGAGCTATGCAGACAATTAAACTTGATCCAAAAGACAATACTCCAATAAGATTAAATGGTGAAAATTTAGAATTTGTAATAGATACTACTACTGAAGATGGATTGAAAGAAAGTAGTGCTACATTATCTAAAATATTTAGTAAATTAGATGTTAAAACTAAGATTAAAACTTGGCCAGCATTTAAATTTCCTCAATTTATTAAGGTTAGAATTGGTAATGATCAGTATAAAGTTTACGAATTAGATTCTTTTACAAATAATGCTAAAGGATTTACTAATAAAAAAGATAACTTTTTAAACTATATAGATGCTAGTCAAGGAGTTAAGCACAATTTAGAAAATGCTTATGCTGCTGGAGAAAAAGCTACATATAAACCTCTAGATCAAATTGGTGTTAAAGATGTAAGTGTATTTTTTCCTGGAACATATGATAAAGCTAAAGTATTATTTGATAAAGTTAAACCTGAAGAAGTGAATACAATCCCTTCTGTAACTAAACCAGGTAAGTTTACATCAATTGAAGATATGGGGAAACCTACTACACCAATTGAACAATCAACTAAGGTTAATCCTTATGCAATGACTTCAGAGTTAGCTAATGATATTTCAACTGAAGTAAATGCTTCAGAAGTTACATTACCTGAAGAAAAACCTTTGAAAGTTGAAGAAAAAGATGTAACTTTAGACGCTAAAAAGAATTTGTTAGCAATGGTTAATAGTCAAGAATTATTTATTGAAGGTAAAGAGTTTACTGAAGCTCAATATCAAAAATTAAAAGATAGAATTAATGCTGCTAAAACTATGAATGAATTAATGGCATTAGAAGAAAACATAACTAAATGTATGTAATATGAGTTGTATAAACACTGGACATCCTCAATATAAAGCTTTAAAACAACTAGCTGTTCAAGACAAAAGAGATACTTTAGATTTCTATTTAGATGTTAGTAGATATAATGATCTTTATTTAAAATTTCCAACATCATTATCTGAATTAGATAATGGGTTGGAAGATATTTATTATAGAGATTTATTAGCTACCGAAGTATTTAAAATAGCACAATTAAATTCTCCAGCTGTAACTAATCCTAAAACTAATGTATTTGAGTTTAGAGTTGTTGAAGGAAGTAATAAAATAAATACTAGAGGACAAGCTTATAAAGCTGCAGAAAATACCGTTAAAGAAATTAATAGTAAATTCTCAGTTGCTGGACAACCTAATATTGTTAGACTATCTGATGAATCTGGAATAATTAAAATTACATTAGAACCTAATCAATATACAATTGATTCTTATAAAACTAAATTAAAAACACAAGAACTACAAGATAAATTAGAATATGAAGAATCTAATAATGTAGAAGATACTTATGATGTTACTGAACAAGAAGCATCTAAAAGATTTAATCAATTATTAGCATCTGATGAAATTAAACAAACTTGTAAAATAGGATAATTATGGCATGTTTATATACCCACAATGGTAAGACTTACTCTAAAGAAGAGTTAATAGATTATTTAAAGAATAATCCTAACATATATAATGTTAAACCAGATTTTAGCAATATTGATGAGATAATTTCTACAATACCTAGCACTGAAAAAAAAGAATTAAGTAACCCTGTTGTTAAGCGTTTAAATAAACTCTTAAAAGAACAAGCAGATAAACTTAAAGCTAGGATACTATTATTTGAATCAGCTAAGGAGAGAAAAGGGTATTTACCTAAAGAAGATACTATTAATAAACTCAAAGATTTAAGAGAGCAATTATCTACTTTAGAAAATACTGAAGCATTCTTTAAAACCGCAGATTTCATGCATCATGAATTATCTGTTACTCAAGAGTTTTTAGATAAAAAGTTTGATATAAATAATCCTGATCATATTAATTTTTTATTACAAATTAGTAATCAATTAGATTCCTATAAAGAGCTAGCTACATTTATCCCTCAAATGACTGGATTAAATGATGATATTAAAAAGACTGGTGATGAGATTAATTTAATGTATGCTAATATTAATGATGAGATTAATGAGATTTTAGAATCTTATATGGTTAACTTTGTTAAGACTAATTCTAAACGTGAATTATCTGAAGAAGATATTCTAAATATGCTTAAAGAAGCTAAAGATATATCTGTACAAGAATTAAAAATGGGAGGTATGTCTAATAGTGTTAGCCCATTATTACAATTACTTCAAAAACAGGTTGAAAAAACTAGAGAAGAGGTTTATGAAAATACTAATTCTTGGATTACTAAAATCAATAATGCTGGAGCTAAATTAAAAAAAGCTGGAGTTGAAGGATTTGATTGGATGTTTCAAAAGACTAAAGATGGTAAATTAACCGGTAGATTATTACAAAAAGTATCTCAAGCTTATTATGATGCTGAAAAAAAGGTTTATGAGTTATTAGAAGATTCTGAAGGTAATAAAAGAGAATATGTTTATAAACCTGGTGAAGAATTATCTCAAGCTGAAAAAGATCATAATATTGCATTATCTAAAGATAAAGCTAAACTATCTGCATTTTTAAATGCTGAAACCAGTGGAGAACAAGGTTTACAAGATGGTGAGAATAGAAAATATACAGATGAATTTAAACAAGCTAGATCTGAATATGAAATATATGCTAAAGATGAAGATGGATATGCTAAATGGATTAAAAAACCATTTGTACCAGGATCTAAATTAGATACAGGTGAATTGATAACTGCTGAAATGCATGATAGATTATATAAAAAGTTTAGACGTAAATATTATCAAGATGAAAGAGAATCTTTTAGAATGAAAAAAGTTAAAAAAGGTGGAATTTATGTAGCTACTGGTGAGGTAGAAAGAGTATTAGTTACATATGTTAAATCTGAATATACTGAAGTAATTACTGAAATAAATGGTAAACCTACTAAATTTGGTAATCCAGAATATTATAAAATAATTAATGATAATAGTGCTCAAGGATTAGCTAAAAAAGAGTACTTTGAATTTTATAAAAAAGCTAATGATGAAGGCGGTGTATTATCAGAAAATTTCACTAATAATTTCATCCAAAAAGCCAAAGGAATTGCACCGCAAACCGAAGCGGGCAGGTTATTAGCTGGTGATAATCCGACAACCAAATTAGTGCAAAAGCTTGATAGTTTGCAAAATAGAAAATTAACTTTGGATGAGGCGCAAGAAATTGATGAGTTTTTTGGTGATGTGGTCGACGGATTAACCGAAAACGGCTTTGTAAATAAGCAGGGTAAAAAAATTCTTGGTTTGCAATCAGATTTTAGAAATATGATTGATAACGCAACTGAGCGAGATTTAGTAGGTGGAAAAGCGGGTTTTGAAGCATTAAACCAAGGTCGCAAATTATGGTCGCAAGCTGCAAAAATGAGAGATATAGAAAAAATTATTTCTCGTGCAGAAATGACGGATAACCCCGCAACCGCTTTGAAAACTGGCTTTAGAAATCTTTATCACAATCCTAATCGAATTCGTGGCTTTTCTAAAGAAGAAAGAAAATTAATTGCCAAAGCGGCTGATTCTGGCGTAGCTACCGATATTTTAAGAACTATGGGAAGTCGTTTGATTCCAATCGTTTCAATGGGAAGTGGTGGCGGTTTAGGAAGTGCAGCAGCGGGGCAAGCAATGACAATGGCTTCAAGAAGTGCAGCCACAAAATTACAATTAAATAGAGCGGCGGAATTAGCTAATAAAGTAGCGGGCAATAAAATTTCGAATCCAAAATATTCTTATTTATTTCCAACAATTAGCGCACTTCAAACTAGCAAAGGTTCTCAAGGCGTGGCAATTCCTTCTTTGATAAGCGAGGCAAATGCAAATGAAGCCACAAATTTAACTGATAAGGAAGCCGAAGAATTATTGAGAAACGACAATTTAACGCCTGATCAAATTAAAATGCTGATGAAAAGGCAAAATAAAATTTACCCAAATTCTTACACAAAAGAGGAAATGGAGCAATTACCAGCAAAAATTCAAAAACGATTCTTTAATAAATAATTATGGGAATAGAAAATTACTCAAAAACCCCTGCGGATAATAACCAAAGCCCACCTTTTGGTTGGCCAGAAGGTATGCCACCAAGTGGCGTGAATGACTCCGCTCGTCAAAACATGGCCGATACTCGGACTTGGTATGAAGATTCACAATGGGTAAATTTAGGTTATCCAGTGCTTTTTGATACTGATGATAGCTTTACTTTCAATAATGGCGTTGATTATACCGCAATTTTTCACACAGGACGAAGAATAAAAGCAACTGGCACGACTACAGGCACGATTTTTGGCACAATTAAAAATTCTACTCATTCAGGCTCAACGACTGTATTTGTTGAGTGGGACGCAAGCGGGATTTTATACGACGAAGCATTAAAAATCTATATTGCTGCACTCACAAAAAATAATGATTCTTTGCCTTATTTAAACAAAACTGCTAAATCTGCTGTTGCTTCGGCAAGTTCAATTAATTTAGATCAAGTTAGAGGCGATTTAGTTGATATTAGCGGAACGACTACAATCGGCACAATTATTCTGGCAGAAGGGCAAGAAAGAACAGTAAGATTTACAGGAATTTTAACTTTAACCAACGGCACAAATTTAGTATTGCCAAGTGGGGCAGATATTACAACAGCCGTGGGCGATTTTGCAATTTTCAGGGGTTATGATTCTGGAGTGGTCAGATGCGTTGCTTATTCAAGGGCAAGTGGCAAACCTGTTTCTCCTTCTGATTCTGCCGTAAATTTGAATGTTAGCGGTAAATTTTCTCTTAATCCAGCGACTTCTTATACGATAGCGAGTGGAACAATAACAATAGCTTCGTCAAATATTATTGTTCAAACAGAGGGCGCCGCTGCTAGTGATGACTTGGACACGATTAACGGAGGAGTTGCAAACCAAGAGTTAATAATTTCAATTTCTGATAGCGCAAAAAATGTATCCTGCGGTTAAAGCTTCATATAAAAGCTGGACATTAACTTCAATTAATGTGAATCTGCCACTAATCCAATTATAACAAATAATTCTATTTGGGTTGCCGCCTGTTCCCGCTCCGTTAGTTGTGAAAGCCCACATAACCACAGTATTAAGCGGATCGATTGAAGCACTTAGCCTGTCTTTGTAAGTAAAATCAAAGTTATCAAAAAACCATGCCGAAACTTTATCTTTGCCAATCGGTATTGATTGCACGCCGTTAAAGCGATAAAATCCGTCATCTGCAATATAAAATACTTCTCTACCTATGACGACAATACTATTTGGCAATGATGTTCCTCTATTTCTTTCTAAAACTTCAAAACTAAAAACTAAAGGCGAACCTACATAATTCATTCGTTGAATACAACGCTGCTGAATAATTATTCCGTAGTTAGAATTTCCAACAATTCCTTGAATCGCTCCACCATCGCCATTTTCTAAAATTTGGCCGTCTGATTGCGTGGCTGCGCTTGGTGTCCATTGTGTAATATTGTTTATCCCACTCCATCTTAAAGCGTTATTTGCCACGCCATAAATTCCATCAACTAAATTTGCCAAAACTACAAATTCACCTACTACGGCGATATGTTTTGCTCTCGGCGGTGAACCCGCTAGATCTTCAAATTTTGTGCCGCTTCCACCGGATAAATCGAAATTCTGAACATTATCTAAATAATTTGTGGCAATCGTATTTGTGCCAAATTTTGCAAATTTCCAGCGATTATCAGTAAGCTCGGTATATCCCCCAGTTTTAGAAACATCGCTAAAAACCCCAGCGGAAAGTTTATATAATTTTGTTGCATCCCCCGCAAAGGTATAGACTACGCCAGTTTTATCGGTAAATGAAATTGCGCCAAAAGCTCTTGAATCTAAAGCGTTTGTATCGGTGGCAAGAGAAGGAAACGGCTTGTAATAACTTTTTTCGCCAATGCAATTTTTAGCTTTTAATGCCGCACCGATTAATTTCGGACTGTCGGGCATCCATTCGCCAAATTCAATAAACATTATTGATAATATCCTCTATAAATATTATAATTTCTTCTACGCATTAAACCTGCATCAACTCTTAAAGTTGCTTTTCTTAATTTTGTTGATTGATGTTGTATTTCTTCTAAAATTTGATTTGCCTTAACTTCCCATTGTTGTTGCTTAGGGTGATCAATAAAGCTTCCTGCGTGCGCTAAAGCTGCGTATATGTATGCGCTAGGGTTATTTGTTAAAAGCCAATTCGTATTATCGTTTTGAATATCCCATTTTTTCCAATATCTCGCAGTAAGCGCATAAGCTTGATCTGGTAAAATATTCCAATAAAAGTTTGAATCAGAAACCGCATAAAATTGAGGTCTGCCGCTGATAGATAAATTTTTACTATCATCTAAAACTTTTATGGCTACTTTTTCCAAAGAAAGATAGTTTTGATCATCGAAATCTAAGCTTATAATTTCTGTTAAACCTGCTGGAAAATCTGAATATTCTTGCCCTACTACCATTGCTACTGAAGCTTCTACTTCTTGAGCCGATAAATTTGAAACTCGATTGATTCTTTCTTCTGCATATTGAATAAAAGAAGGAATATCATCATTCAAATCATCTCTATTTAACCAATTTGCAATTTCTGCAATT